AACATACAAAAAAAAGTTTATAACAAACAAATTTATTTTAGTTAAAAGAGTATGCAAACCTATAAAGTAATTCTTAACGAAAACGATGAAAGCGGAATTTACGCTATCTCACTTGTAGATGATCCTGCAACAAAAGAATTATTTATTTCCCTTTCAGCAGAAAAAGAAACGGATATAAAACTTGCAACGGTTAACGAGGAAAAGAGGTTAGTAGTTGGACCAGTATTAATACCTAATCAACTAATATTAAGAAACAATCCCGATGGTGGCGAACCTTTTAATATTATGTTTGAAGCGGAAACGATAACAGAAATTCACGAGAAGTTTATTAAAAACGGATTTCAAAATAATTCAACTATCGAACACGATGGTAAATTTATAGAAGATGTTACGTTTATTGAAACGTGGATAAAAGAAGATGATGTACACGATAAGTCTGTTTTATACGGATTTAATCAACCCGTAGGTACTTTATTCGCAATGCAAAAAGTAAATAATGACGAGGTTTGGAATGACTATATTAAAACGGGAAAGGTAAAAGGCTTTTCTATTGATGGTACAAAATTCGGTTTAGAAAAAATTAATTTAAATAGTAACTATATGAATCTAGAAGCGATTGCGAATGCAATTAAAGAGGGGTTTGCTTCGGTAAAATTATCGAGCGACGAACCAACACCGGAAGTGGTGGCGGTGCAACTAGCACAAATGAAACTTAACGATGGCGTTACAGTTTTAGAAGCGGCAAGTTTTGAAGCAGGTCAAGAAGTAAACATCGTAGCCGAAGATGGCACGACTACTCCTGCACCTGTTGGAGAACACGAATTGGAAGATGGTAGCATCTTGGTAATTACAGAAGCGGGTATGATTGCTGAAATTAAACCAGCAGCAGTCCCAGAGGCTGAAGTGGAAATGAGCAACGATGCAAAATTTGAATCGTTAATCAAATCAATCGTTATGAATTTATCTACGGAAGTGGCTACGCAAATGAATGCATTAAAAGTTGAATTGAAATCCGAAATTTCAGAGGCTAAAGAAATTCAATTAAGCGCAAGTACAAAAGCGAAACCTGAAGTTAAAAGCAATCAACCGCTTACAAACTTCGAAAAATTTAGAAATTTTAACAAACAATTTAATTAATAAGCTATGAGTGGAATTACTTATACTGGGGCGCAAATCCCAACAGATTTTAAAGCGGATATTATCGCTGAAATCCTTTTCAGAAATGAAACGGTAGAGAAAGGTTTAGTTTCTTTTGAAACTGGAATCAAAGCAGGTAGAGTTATTACAGAAAACATCAACTCGGTAACTATGCAAGCGTGGTCAGTTAACCCAACAGGTTCAGAGGCTGGCGATATTGGTTTAGAGGACACGGTTGTTACTCCTGTAAAAGTTGAGTTTATCGACAAGTTTACTCCAGACGATTTACGTTCAACTCGTTTCAATAGAGATATGGCACCGGGTGCGATTAACGATGTATCGGATGAATTTAACAGACTTGTTTTAAATGGAGTTGCTCCGCTTATCTCTTTAGATGCTGAGTCTAAATATTGGAACGGTGCTACTTCCGCTACAAAAACTGCGGTTGCAGCGTTAACTGCAGGAACTGGTCAAACTTCGGTAGGTGCTGCTGAAAAAACTTTAGTTGCTGCGATGCCTACAACTTTATTTGATTCACTTACAACTCGTATGATCTACAACAAGGGCGCAGTAGGTAAAAGAGTAAAAGTTGCAGGAACTACTTTGGATGCTAGTAACATAGCAACTGAAATGGGTAAATTATACAACGCTATTCCTGATGCGGTTTTGGCAAGTGCTGAAAAGCCTTATATCTACGCTCCGAGAAACGTTAAGAAATTAATCAACAACTTTAACCTAGCGCAAACATACAGAGATACGTTTACAGTTGATTTGGCAACTAACAAATACTTCTATTTAGATGTAGAGATTGTATTTGTTCCTTTCGCTTCAAACGTGTTAATCGCAGGTGTACCAACTAATTTTATGTGGTGTACTGATTTGTTAGATGATTATTCTAACATCGCTATCGCTCCTTACCCAGCACCAAGAAAAGACTACTTCTACGATGTAATCTTCACAATCTTTGCTCACGTGGTAAATCAAAAATTCAACGTTCTATACGTAGGGTAATAAGTAACTAGGGCGGTTTAGTTATCGCCCTTATTTTAAATTTATAAATTATGGCTTGTCCTATTACAGCAGGAAAATTATTAAACAGTTGTAAGAATCAAAGAGGTGGGTATAAAAATTTATACTTTGCTAATTATAATTCTTACGCTTTTGTAATTGCTAATCAAATATTGACCGACTTAGGCACATTAGCTGAAGTATTTAAGTATGAAGTAAAAGCAACTACAAACACACTAACTGAAACAGGTACATCATCTGAGGATAATGGTACTTATTTAGTGGCTCAATCTTTGGCGGTTACACTTCCAAAATTAGCGGCAGATTTACAAGCGCAGGTACAACTAATTTGCCAAGGCAGACCTTTTGTATTTGTGGAAGATTACAACGGAAATATTTTGCTTTTAGGAGCAACTAACGGAACAATGGCGAATTGTACTAAAGTAACAGGTGGTGCAGGTGGTGACTTGACTGGCTACACTTTAACTATAACAGCCGAAGAGGGTAGTTTATCCCCTTTCTTAGATTCCGGGTCTAAAGCAGACCTCTTAACTTTGGTATCTGCTACGGTTGTTTCATAACTTTTAGCTTAACCTACTATAAAAACCCACTTAATCGGTGGGTTTTTTGTTACAAAATACTTTTTATTAGTTATAATAGTATGATAGTATTTGATTTGTCTTCTACACGCACCTTTAAATGTATTCCATCTAGTTATAATGGTGGCACTATTGTCTTAAACTTTCGAGATGAAACTAAAAACATAACCTATTCGATTGAATACGATGCTGTTTACTACCAAAACTTCCAGTTAATGATTCCTTTCAGTGGATTTACAATGACAGAGGGACAAAGTTTTGAGATTGAAGTGCTAGAAGATGGCAATATAACATATAGAGGTAAGGCTTATGTTACTGCTCAAACCGATTTAGAAAATTACGAAATGAATAACGGGATTTTAAAAGTATAATTATGTCCGATAAACCACAACAAAGAGTATTTGAAATTCAAATGTCCAACTATATCCGCCCAGAAATTAAAGAGGTGCAGGGTAAAAAGTGGGTATTGAATGGAAATAACAACGAATTTTATAAAACGATTATAGATGCTTATAATGGATCAACTACAAACTCCGCTATCATCGATAGTTATTCCCAATTTATTTACGGCAAAGGATTAACTTCAAACGATAAAGCGACAAAGGTTAAAGAATGGAGCGCACTAAGTACAATCTTTAATAAAAAAGATTTAAGACGTATTTGTAAAGACTTTGAAATGTTTGGCGAGGCTAGTGTAGAAGTGAAATACTTAAACAATGTGGTTAAAAAAGTTTACCATATTGCCAAAGAGCGTATTGCTCCAGAGGTTGCAAATGAAGATGGAGATATTACCGGGTATTGGTATTCTTATGATTTTGCTAAAACTCAAAAATACAAACCAGAGCGTTATGATGCATTTGGATTTGGAAGTGGTGGCGGTGAGCGGTCCGAGATTTACATAATTAAAGACTACCAAGTAGGTCAATTTTATTATAGCAATCCTAGTTATGTTTCCGGGTTAAGTTGGGCAAAGTTTGAAGAGGAATTTCAAAACTATTGTATTAAACATATTCAAAACGGATTATCATTTGGGTACATTATCAATATGAATGCAGGAGTTCAATCTAGTGAGATTGAAATAATGGAAACCACTCGCAAGATTCGTGAGAATTTAAGCGGTTCAAACAAAGCGGGAAATTTCTTTTTAAATTGGAACGATAATAAGGATTCAGAGATTACAATCACAGCGTTAGAAGTAAGCGAAGCGCACAAACAATATGAATATCTAACTGCGGAAGCTAGACAACAACTTTGTACTGCTCACAAATTAACATCTCCTATGTTAGTAGGTATTAAAGAGGCAAACGGATTTAGTTCAAATGCCGATGAAATTAAAGTAGGATTTGCAGAATTGATGATTAACGTAATCAAACCAAAGCAAGAAATTATTTTGGATGGTTTA